AGTCGAGCCGATCGTGCCGATGGTGGCGTTCGACATCGAAAAGCGAATGGCCGTCACGTTGCCCAACGGAACGAAGGCGACGCAACTCAACAACCAAACTCCCAGCGCACAGTACGAGGACTTCACACGCTGCCTGGACCGTGAGCTTGGCGCGCCGATTCAGGCCCCGGTCAATGTTGTCCAAAAGGATTCCAGCAAATACAGCTTCGCCAGTGGAAAACTGGACACGCTGATGTACGGCGTGGAGGCCGACGTCGAGCGGGCCGATTGCGACGACCTTGTGATGAACAAGGTCTTCGCGGCATGGTTCGCCGAGTGGAGTTTGCTGAATCGTGATCGCGTGGTGCCCGAGGCCGATATGGGTCCGGCGCATCAATGGGACTGGCCGGCCAAGCCGGTGATCGATCAGGTCGCCGAATCTCGCGCGAACGATACCGAGCTCAAGAACGGCTCAATCACGCTTCGCGAAGTCCATTCGAAGAAGGGTCAGGACTACGAGGACAACTTGCGGATCATGGCCGAGGACTGGTTCGGCGATTCGGAAGAGGAAAGTGTCACCAAGGCCCGGCAAATCAATCTGTTGCGCAACACGCCAGCGCACGCCATCGCCTACGTCGCGCACATTGCCGGCATCGAGTTACCGGCGCCGGCCGCCGCCCCATCGCAAAACGATCAGGGGCTCAAGGTGGCGGCAGCCCTTGAGGACATCCAAGACGCGCTCGCGTCGCTCATGTCACAACGCCAAGGAGCCATGTAATGGGTCGCCAATCAAAAAAATACCGCGCCAAGCTAACGGCTCACACCGCTCAATTAATCGCGACGACGTCGCCCGTCGAGATCAAGTGCGAGCTCGGTGAAGACGGCCAACCGAAGGGCCCGCCGACATTCTCTGGCTTGGGCTACAGCGGTGGCATGGTGCCCGGTTACACGGCGACTCCCAAGCTGCCGTATCCCTACGTGATCGACCTGGCCGGGACCAAAAACGCCCGCCACCAGCACGCGAATCTCGACCACAAAGGCGCGCAGCGTGTCGGCCATCTAACGAAGGTCGACAACGACGGCAAGCAACTGGCCGTCGAGGGCTTGCTAAGCGCCGCCACTGCACATCGCGATGAAGTGGCCAACAGTGCACGCGATGGAATGCCGTGGGAAGTCTCGATTGAGTGCAACTTGGGCGGTTCGCAGTTGGTGCCCAAGGGCAAGAGCGCAACCGTCAACGGACAGACCTTCCAAGGCCCGTTTTTCCGAATGACCAAAAACACATTTACCGGACTGGCTTTCGTCTCGCATGGTGCGGACGACGGCAATGCGGTGAAAGTCGCGGCATCGACCGCAGGAGAAAAGAATATGGACCCGTTCCAACAATTCGTGGCGGCCTGCGGCCTGGACTTCGACGCGATCACCGACGAGCAAAAGGCGACGCTGCATGAGGCGTTCGAAGCCAAGGGCAAGCTGGCCAAGGGCGGCAACGGCGACACAATCGTCAAGTCGTTCGAAGACGTGGTGGCCGAGAACCGCGCCAAGCTGGCTCGCCAGCAAAAGATCCAAGCGATGGCCGGCGATGCCATGAAGGCCCACCCGCTGTCGATCGACCAGATCGAGCACATGGCCAAACTGGCGATGGAAGCCGACACGGATCCGGAACGGTTCGAATTGGAATTGCTGCGCAACACTCGCACGCAATCGGGGCGATTCCAGACGCGCAGCCGCATTGAACGCGACCCGCAGATGATCGAGTGTGCGCTGTCGATGTCCAGCGGCTTGCCCAATATCGAAAAGTATTATCCGGAAGAAGTGCTGAACGCCGTCGACCGCGCCGGAATGAAGCATTTCAGCCTGCAAGGACTGTTGATCCAAGTTGCATCGGAGAACGGCTACGTGTGCCGTGCCGGCGAGCGGATCCACAACGGCAACGTGCGGGAGATTTTGGAGTATTGCTTCCCGCCAGTGCACGCCCGCTTGACGGGATTCTCGACGTTCAGCCTACCGGGAATTCTTGGCAACGTGGCCAACAAGGAAATCCTGGCCGGCTACATGGAGCAGGACACGACCTGGACAGAGATTGCGACGGTCAAGAGCGTGAGTAACTTCCACGCGCACACGTCGTACAGGTTGCTGGACAACCTCGAATACGACGAGATCGGGCCGACTGGCGAGATCCATCATGGCGTGATCAGCGAGGAAAGTTACACTCGCCAAGCCAAGACGTATGCCAAGATGCTCGGCATTACCAGAACCGACATTATCAATGACGATTTGTCGGCATTCGACGACATCCGCGAACGGCTGGGTCGTGGAGCGGCTAAGAAGTTCAACAACGTGTTTTGGGCTGCGTTTATTAACAACAGTTCATTCTTCACGGTCGCGCTGACGAACTTTCTGGAAGGTGCGACTACGACGCTACTTACCGATGGCGTTGGCTTGCAGTTAGGTGTCACGGCCTACCGGCAGATGCGTTCACCGGCTGCCGACGGGTCGAAGAGGATGGGCGCCAGTATGGGTGCGCCGAGGATTCTGCTGGTTCCACCGCAACTTGAATTTGCAGCGCGGCGATTCTACCAGTCGATGAATCTGCAAAGCGGCGTGACGACGAGTATGCCGGACGCCAACATTTTCGCTGGTCTGTACCGACCGGTCGTTCAGGACCGCTTGAGCGATTCGTCGTTCACCGGTTACTCAACGACGGCGTGGTATCTGTTCGGCGACAGTCTCAAGCCGATGGTCGTGTCGTTCCTCAACGGTCAGCGGACGCCGACTGTGGAAAGTGCTGACGCCGATTTTAATCAACTCGGAATCCAATTCCGCGGAGTCCATGACTTCGGTTGCGATAAGTCTGAGTACATGGCAGGACTCAAAGTAAAGGGAGCTGCCTAAGTATAGGTTTTGGCTTCGTGAGTTTTGCAATCTGTATAGAGTCGGATTATGACACTCGCAGCGTGGGAAAACCGACACGATCCATCAACATTTTCAAAGGAGCCAGTCATGGCCACCAAAAAAGTAAAAATGCTGTGCAATCTGGGAACGGCTGATCAGCAGAAGTATGGCCTCAAGGAAACGCCACAAGAAGGCGACGTGATCAGCGTCAACGAGAAGCAATATCTCGGACTGGTCGAGATTCTCAAGTGCGCGACGCCAGTCGACAAGGATAAGGAAGTCAAGGAAGTCAAGGAGGAAGAACCACGTCAGTCATTTAAGGCGCCACCGCCGCGTAAGTAACACCACTCCCACAACTCATTCAGTCCGAACTAGGAGATAGAAGATGGAAGCCACATTCGTCAGCGGCAATCCGCGGTACATCGATCATACGCCGGTCGGCGCCATTGCGGCCGGCGAGGTCGTGATTCTCGAAGGCATCCCCTACGTCGCTCACTGCGCCATCGCAGCTGGCGTACTGGGTGCGCTGGCCGCCGAGGGTGGCGTCTACGACTTACTCAAGGACGGCACGAGTGGTCCGGACATCAACGAAGGTGAGAGCGTAGCTTGGATCGAGTCAACCAACTTAGCCAGCGACGTGATCACCGGCAACGTCCACTTCGGGACGGCTGTCGCGGATGCCGGCGTAAGTGCGGCCTTGGTCCGTGCGCTACATCGTCCGATCCTCGATGCGACCAACGAAACGACCTAATAGGTCGCTAGGAGTTTGGACGCTGCTTGGAGGTCGACGCGATGGCCGGGATGACGATGCAAAAGGCGATGCGGTATCTCAAGCGCAAGCTGGATGCCACGGTCGCCCAGCACGTGACGCTCATCGCACCAGGGGAAGGTGGCGGGGAATCATTGGAAGACGTCGAGGCCGTGCCCGTGACGGCCAGTTTCCGCGATTACACGACCGATGAGTTTGCGGGCTCGGCCCAGGAATTCGATTGGATCGTGAAGGAAGCCGATTTAGTGTTCCCGCTGGCTGGTAAGCGGGCGCCCGCCGACGGTTGGCAGTTGCGATTGCCGCTCGACGACGGCCGGACGGCGGTTTACGTCGTCAGACCATCCGGCGCCGGCCGTTGTTATGACGTCGAGGATCCTTTGGGGATTTTGATGATCGTGCACACCAAGCTGGAAAAGATCGAACCGTGAACGATCCGGCTGAGGAAATCACGGATGCACTGGTGGAGTATGTGAATGGATTGGAGTCGCCCGACGTGTCGCTAACCGCTCAGGTGCGAAAGACGGACAACCCGCTAGGTGAACTGGAATTCGAGAACACAGATTTGACGGTGCTGTTTTATGCGGCCGAAGAATCGGCAACGAAGGCGGGCCGGAACACGTTTCAAGAGGACTTCACGATTGCCATGCTGGTCGTGCGCAAGATGGATGTTGAGTTTACCCGCCCCGTGTTGGCCAGATTCGTCCGCGAACTCAAGCGGGCCGTGCGAGGCGTGAAGATGGCCGGCTACACGTTCAGCATGGATGACACGCCGGTCAAGATGGACCCAACTCATCGCAAGGAATTGAATCAGTTCGTGAGCGTATCCCATTTTGTTTACACCGGTTTCGCACCTTGCGGTTAATCATGGCGAGCATCTTCGAAGCCCGAGCCAAGTTCTTTTTCAACACGCCTGAAATGATGGCGCGGCTGGGGAAGTGGCGGCATAAAACTCTGTCTCGCACTGGCGCTTACGGCTTAGGCGTGTTTCGCAAGTTGTTGGGTCGCCACCAACTCAAGAAGAAAGACCAGTTGGTGACTTTCACCACGTCACGACTCATCAAGGGCCAGAGCCGAACGGTCCAACTTACTTGCCGCGTTCCCGGCGACGGTGGGGCAGTGATCGACGAGCGGACTGGCCGCAAGGTATCGATTGCCGATGCGATGCAGGCCCGGGCCAGGACGTCTAACCAGCACAGAGGCAAAGGCGAAGGCAAGCCGCCGCGGATGGGTCCGACCAGGAAACTGCGGAACATCAGCGCGTTTTCGTTCGACCCGGCAACTGAGGGCGTGGTGATCGGAATTATCCCGTTCACTAAACAGCCAGCCATGGCCGGAACTGTGAGCGTGCCGGAACTACTCGACGTCGGCGGCACGGAGATCATCGATGCTTTGGGCGGCAGCGTGGCCGCACACTATGGCGAGCGACCGTTTACGATTCCGGCCTTTGGGCCGACTTGGAACCAGTTCATGCGGTCGATTGAAAAACACCCGGCCCATCGATAAGGCCGACAGCAGGAGAATTTACCATGTCATGCGGTGAACTTGTCGGCGACGATTTCGAATTGCTGTGGGACACCGAGGTGCCGTATAGCTTCGCCACCCCGACATGGGTGGCCCAAGACTCGCTAAGCGATATTGAGCTAAATGTTGGCAAGGTGGCCATAGAGATCCCCAAGCGGAGCCCCACCAAGACCCGTCAGGGCGGGCGTGCTGAATGGTCGATGTCGTTCACGATGAACTACTCACGGACCAACACGTTCCACCAGGCCGTGATGGCGGCCATCCAATCGGGCGACCCGATTCACATTGGAATTTGCGACGGCGAGTACGGGGTGGAT